TCAGGATGGAGGTTGGGATGTTATAGATGGACAGTTCCTTCAAGTTTATCCCGTCCCAGCAGTAGGAGATGTAGCAATTCTTGAGTACACAGGTCTTAATGCTAAGACCATAACTCCTAAAATGAAAAGCTGGTTGAAGAAGTATGCAACTGCTTGTGCTAAGGTGGTTCTAGGGCAAGTGAGAGGTAAGTTCTCTGTAGTTCCTGGTCCAGGTGGAGGAACAATGTTAAATGGCGGAGCCCTTATTCAAGAAGGTATGCAGGATAAGCAAGTCCTAAAGGATGAGCTAATGAATGAGGTTGAAGAACCTCCTAAATTTACTACAGGCTGATGGCAAAGAGATTTAAAGTAAACAGGCAGATGGATAACCTCCCTGAATTAGGAGGTAGTACACCCTTATCATTCTATGATCCAAGTAACCCTGATGTTAACTTGTTTAACTTGATTGATGATGAGCTTATCAGAATATCAGGATCTCCTCTGCACTACTTTAAATCATATGTCGAGTCTGAATATGATGATGTTTATTTAGAGGCTGCCAATAAGACAGTGGCTTCTGAACCTATAACTGTTCACGGTCATTATGAACCATCCGTAGTTGAGGAGGTTTTATCTAACTTTGGTATAGAGTTGACCAATGATCAGATGTTTGTATTTAATAAATCGTACATTGAATCAAAGCTAAACAGAACTCCTCGCATCGGTGATCAGATATCCCCTGAGTTCCAGAAACAAAAGTATGAGATTATCGAGGTTCAAGAGGACAGCTTTGAAATGTATGGAGTGTACCACATTGTCTGCACTGCTAAACTTCTCCGCGAAAGCGAGGATGTTGTTAATCAAGAGGTATCAGATGTGGCTGATGACCTAGGAGGTTACATGGACCTTGAGTGATAGCAACGAGTTAGTATTCAAAGGAAGTTTAATAGAATATCTAGAGGATAATCCTAAGACTCCTGATCGAGGAAGGACAGCAAGAGAATTATACTATGGTGTCATAGAGGATGCAATCAATGATACCTTCTATAGAAATGATGTATATAAGGAAGTTTTAAGATCCTTACTGTCTCAACTTAACCTGTACTATGTAGATTCAAGAAGTGAATCTTCTAAGATCAAGATTCATCACGGAAGACAGGACAGGGCAGTAGCAAAGATGTTCCAAGAGAATAACATCATACTACCTTATGCATCTATCTTTCAATTTAATGTTAGTAACGATGGATTTAAAAGGAAGACGGGTAGCATTATTCTAGAAAAGAAAGTCTGGAACGATGAAGCTAGAAAGGCAGAAAGGGTTATTAGCATTGCTGATGTTCCTGTAAAGGTTACATATCAGTTAGGTATATGGACTCGTTACATTTCAGACATGGATCAGATATCTGCCCTTGTTAGAAACAAGTTCAATCCAGACCTTAAGCTTAAAACACCCTTCTCTGATAATTTGGTAGCCTTTCTATCTGAAGAGACCGACACATCTGTAGTAGAAGTATCCGATAAGGAAGATCGTCTTATAAGGAAAAACTTCTTGATAGATACCGAGTTCTATATCCCAAGTCCACAGTTTAAAGTTACTAGTACAGGACGCATAGAGAAATTCATAATAGATGCTACCTTGCCTAGAAACAACTAATAAACCGAGAGTGACAAATATTCAAATAACCCAATAAAAAATAAAAAAATAGGCACCAAAAGGGCTAACTATATTAGGAGAATATCATGAAGGCGATTACTAATCAAAGTTTACAGAGTTGGCAAATCTTTTTCCAAACTCAAAAAGGGGTTGAGTCTTACAGACTTAAACCTAGAAAAAGTGTAGTAGTTCCTGAGTCCTATATCTCAGATCAGATCAAAACAATGGTCCGTAGAAGACTATTAAAAATAACAAACGCATGAGGTTTTAATTATGGCTAATTTCGTAAGTCCCGGTGTCTATGTAATTGAAAAGGACAATTCAAACTATCCTGTAAGCATCAATCCTTCCGTAGTAGGTATCGTAGGGTTTGCTGGTAAGGGTCCTGAGAACAAAGCTACTCTAATCACAAGCCAAGAGCAGCTTATTAAAACCTTTGGTAAGCCTAGTGAGGATATCGAGGGTCAAGGTATTGAGGCTGCTCTTGAGATTCTTGAAGCAACTAATACTCTTTACTTTGTAAGATCCATCGTAGACTCAGCTAAAGCTGATTCTGGTGTAACTGTTCCTTTAGGCGCTTGCCCTCATATGGTTGTGAGTGCTAACGACTTCGGTATTGATGGTGGAAATTCTTTATACCTTAAAGTTCAGGTAGTAGACGAAAACGGGACCTCTTCCTTTGCTGATCCTAAAGTTTTCTCTATTCCAGCAGGAACCCACCCAGATAGCCAAACTCAAGCACTTATAAACGCTATAGGTTCTGGTGCCTTCTCATCTAAAGTTTCTGTTCAAAACGATGGCACTAACGACTACCTTGTAGGAGCTTTCGCAGGGAAAAACACGAAGCTACAAGTTACTGCGGCTAGTAGTTTAGATTTTGACAACGACCTCACTGCGGCTCTTATTCCTGTAGACGAAAAGGGTGCATTAGCACCAGACGACGCATCTTCTACTTTAACTGTACAAGGTTATACATTCGATTCTACAGGATCCAACTCTGTAGCTTATCAAGTTGATTCCTTATACGCTGGTGCTGATTATAACTACAGACTAGATGATGCTGGTAGAGTGTTAGGAAATACTATAGAAATAGCACCTCTTGGCGGTAAAGATGTTACTCTTACTGTCAACGATGCAGGTGCTGCCGAGGAATCTTATGTAGTTTCACTCGTAGGTTCTGGAACATTCATAGAAAAGCAGATTAACACTGGTGAAGTTGATGCTGTATCTAACTATATAAAAGGTAATCTTGTTAGCGGCGGTTCTGACTATGATGCAATTGAACTTCAAGCTTTCTCTTCAAAGCTTACTGCTCTAGGTGTTGATAATATTAGTGGTGATACTGGAACTACAGCAGAAACCGACATCGAAGTTCGGTTTGTAAAGCCAATCCAAGGCACATACAACATGACTGGTGGTAACAGTGGTGCTTCTGGAACCTCTGCTCAGATTAAAGCTGCTGCTATAGGTGAGCAGGCTCTTCACACTGGAATGTTTGCTCTAGATTATGATATACTTAACATAGGCCTTGCTGCTGTTCCAGGTATTCACGATCAAGATGTACAAAACAACCTAGTAACTCTAGCCCAGGACTCACAAAACTTCCTCGCAGTAGTGTCTCCTCCATACGGTAAGGACACTGTTCAGGAAGCTCTTGATTGGAGTAACGGATTATCTACAGAGAGAAGCGTAGCACTGAACAGTTCTTACGCAGCAATCTACTGGCCTTGGGTCAAGACCTATGATGTTGTAGAAAAGAAAGACAAGTGGTACGACCCTGCTATCTACGGTATTCGTCAGATGTGCTATACTGATGAGGTTGCAGATTCTTGGTTTGCTCCCGCAGGTTTCCGTAGAGGTAGACTTACCAAGCCTGTAGAAGTAGAGGTTGATGTAAGCCAGGGTGATAGAGATAACATGTACAGCGGTGGAAATGTTCTCAACCCTGTAGTAAACTTCCCACAGCAAGGTCTTGTAATCTTTGGTCAAAGAACTGCTCAAAGAACTCCTACTGCTCTAGATAGAATCAATGTTAGAAGACTTATGATAATCATAAGAAAGATCCTTCTCAACTCAACCAACCAATTCGTGTTCGAGCCTAACGATCCTACGACATGGGAGCAGGTTGCTGCTGTAGCAGAAGGTCTTCTCTCTGACATTGTAATTAGAAGAGGCATTACTGAGTACAAAGTTATCTGTGACGAAACCACCAACACACCAACTAGAATTGATCGTGGTGAACTTTGGTGCAAGGTCCTGATTAAACCAACCAAAGCCGCAGAAATTATCATCTTCGAGCTTAACCTAACTAACCAAGCAGCAAGCCTCTGATGAGGGAGAATAAAAATGGCTGAATCATATTTTGCAAATCAAACTGGTAGAGACATTGAGGGAACTAGTAGAAGTACACTTCCTCAAATCTCACAATCTCTAGACTCAGTAAGAGTTTATCAGTGGGAGATTACTTTTGATCTTCCACAGGATCTGCTCCTAAACACTGCTACTGGTTCTGAAATCACCAAGCCAATGACCTTTGCTGCAAAGCAGGTTAGAGGTTTAGGTTATAATCTTCAGGACATCGAGGTTCAGAGACTCAACGACAAGGTTTACTACCCTGGTAGACCTTCATTCGAGGAGCTTGAAGTAACCTTTGATAACCTCCTTGCTACTAAGCAAGGTAGACTCCTTTACGAGTACATGAGAAGCGCCTACGACCCTGTTAAAGGTGTTTATGGTACAACTAATGTCGGTACTGGTGCTGGATCTTCTCCTATTAGAAGACACAAAACTTCTGCTACGATCCTAGAGTTCAACGGTGCAAATGAAGTGCAACAAGAGATTGAGCTTAGAGGTCTATACCCCAAAAAGTATAGCCGTGGTGAGAAGAACTACTCTAACAATGATTTCGATACTATTGTCATGACATTCAGGTATGATTTCATGATAGTAAAGTGATA